GGCTAATACACACAAGTCCACCGAACTGAGGAAGCGCTACGAAACCATGGTGAAACTAGCACCTGCTGGAATCACACTTATGGATACAATCGAAGCACGCGCAAAAGGAGAGATGCTTCCAAATGAAAGCGTTGCAGTCGGAAAGATCAGACTTTTTGAGAACGTTGGCCTTGCCACGCATCTCTTCCACAAGAAATACGTTGGAGCCTTCTGCGCTCTTTCTTCAAAACACCGCTTCATGAAAGGTAATTCGTTTACCATTGGACTCAATCCCTATACAGAGACGGGGACACTTTACCATTCCTTACTTTCAATATCACCAGAAGGTGAGGATGGTGACTTTTCCCGTTTTGACAAGCGGATGCCCCTCGACGTCCAAAAAGCTGCCGGTAGACTACTGGCACGCTGGGCAATTGACAACATCGAAAACATTACACCTGAAAAGAAGAAGGAGGTCCACAATACCTTCCAAGTTCTCTGCAATCAAAACGCAAGAGAACTGCACGTCAGTGAAGGAGTCCTTTATGTCACCAATGGATCTTTCAACTCAGGATGTCTTGAAACGAATTTTGGAGATGGTTTGTTTAATATCATCATGCGATGGTATTGCGTCGTTCTAGCAGCTCGTGCTGCAGGAGACACTCGCACCCCACATCAAATCTTAAGCGAAACATCTACTCTCCATCATTTCTTTGTTAATGGTGATGACATCATCTCTGCCATTCATCCTTCCATCAAGGAATGGCTCAATTTTCACTCACTCCAGAGGGCTTATGCCACTTTTGGAGTTATGTATGATGTCACAACCAAAGACGGAGGAATCGGAGACGCTACAAAACCAATCCTCGAAATGAGCTTTTCATCCAGAAGTTTCAGATTCATCAACGACTCGATTGTGGTTGGTGCTCTCAAGAAAACATCCATTGAGCGTATCTTCCACTGGAGCACTTCTAACCGTGCCGAACAACTGAAACACAACTTTCTTGTCTGTCTTCTTGAGAGCTTCTTCCATGGAAAAGAATATTACAACAAGATCGCAAAAGAAATTGTTGCTATGCGTGCAAAATACATGGAAATATTTCACACGCGTTTGGAGTTCAACATCGAAAGCTACAACAGAATGCTTTCATCATTCATCTCCCACCCAACACTAGAGTGGTTGGACCCTGAATATGCAAGCGACAATTTTGAATCTATCAAAACGATCACTATTCACCACCAAACAATGAAGTTCAATGATGCAAGAAAATGCACTGAATGCAATGTGCTCTGCACCAATCAACGTGCTTTCTCGAAGCACGTCATCAACAGCCATCCCACTGTCCAGACGATCATCCCTTGCAGTGGACCATTCTGTTCCCTCACGGGAACGCCGGCAGAAATGTCGAAACATGTCTGCACTTACAGCGGAGAATGGCGCTGTAGCATGTGCTCCGGTGTCTACCGGACCTATGAAGCAGCAGCCAACCACCACCTTTCAGCCCACGGTAAAAACGTTGGAACAATTGCTGACTACTTCACCCAAGTTCACCCCGAGCTGGATGGCTGCCTTCCAACTACATCTGGAACTTTCCAGAGTGGAAACAACGAACCCAACATCTACGAACAAATTGGACACAACGTCGTAAACAACCACCTTGGATTTGCGACAAAAATTGGTAATGTCATTGGCAAGAAC